TTGGGCATTCTTCCCGCCTCTTTTTATGCACTCTCAAGGCTCGTTCCTTGTAGATTTGCCGTACCCTTTCGCTCCGTTGGATGCGTAGGACTAACCCAGTCCGTTGTGTTAGCTCCGATAGCCGTGCGGATATGGCCGCCCTTGTGTAGTGCTTGCCAGTGCTAGGGTTGATGTACCGTTTTGCTATGCTGGTCAGGCTGTCCGGGGAACGGTTGGTGGCTAGGGCTAGAAGTGCTTCGTCCAATGTATCGTCCCGCTTGTGCCGTAGCATCTGTGAATCGCCTTCGTGCTTTATGGTCTGCTCCACAATCTCGGCTGTGAGCTTGGCTAGTTGGTTAAGATCAATGCTGGGGTTCATCGCTTGCATCTTGGCGAGCCGTTCCTTGACCCGATCTTCCAGCGTGTCGATGTGCTCTGCCATATCTGGCGTGTAGCTGGCCAAGATCGAATCCGCTGGGTCTTGGCCTTGGTGGTTCATTGAATTTCAACCACAGCCGTCCGTCCTACCCTTGCCAACTCTCGCCTAGCTTGTCGTTCGCTGGCATAGAAAAGGTCAATGACTGGTAGCCTAGATTTACCAGAGGCTTTCCGTGTGATAACTGCCGTGCCAGTATCGTGTGCGTGATATGCTTTGCCCTCAACGATTAGTGTCGTTCCGTAGGGTATAATTTTAGGGTCTACTGCACAAGATTTACCAGAGACTAACCGTTTTCCAGTTGAACTTTTATAACCGAACTCGTCCTCTCCTAGCCAATACGCCGTGATGCGAGCCTTGATTGTTTTCTTGGCTGGTGGCTTTGGCGTTTCAATCATTATGTTAGCCGCTTGGCTTGAACACAAGAGCGTGATGGCTAGGATGATTAGTGCTTTTTTCATCGTTAAGAAGTGGAGTCGCTCGCATAGGTGGCGGTAGCGTCTCGATGGGGATTCGTCTCCCTTGGTTCTTTTGCCTTCTGCGTTGTCAATCGGGGTTTTGAGCTTATCGATCAGAGCCTCGATTTCTTTCCGTTCCATCTTGTTAATCTTCACGCTTTACCTCCGTCCAATGGCATCGCTTGTTTGGTCTTTTGATCTTGCCCCTGCCCTCTAAATATCGTAGGTGGTACTGAATTGCTCCGTGTGTTTTCTTTAGCACCTCGGCAATCGTGCAAGTCGGAATCTCGTTAGTGATTAGGGTAAGCACGGCATCTCGAAGCATATCAATCGTGGCTTGGTTGCGAGTTGTTGCGTAGAGCTTTTCCAGTTCCTTGCCGGGGTAGCGGTCAGAAAGAATACCCTTGGCCTTGGCCTCTGCGGTTACATAAGATTCGTTCATTGAGTTTTTAATCTAGTTTGAGTCTGGTTTGATGCAAGGGGTGGTTTTGGGTTGTTCAACATCCCACTTCAAAAGCATTCTGTCCTTCGGATTGCAGAAATAAACAAACCTATGCTTTTTGCTCCGTTCCTTCATATAAAAATTGTCTCCATAAAGTTCTTCCAACATCTGCTTTTTGCTTTTCTTGTCTGTGGATTGCGGGACGCTGTTTGATACCGTCTTGCTGTGCATTTTAATTCCCTTAACTTGGTATTCTAAAACCGGCTTTGTTTGCCCAGTATAAATCCAATTTGTCGATCTATAAACTATGCCAGAATGGTTTTGCTCGGTGTCTGCGTAGCTTACTATTATTAGGGCTGGCTTTATTTTGCTTAACTCCCTTAACGCCCAACCGATGAATCTGCTTTCGCTATTTTTTGGGCAAATGTCGTTCATCCAAAGCCTATTTAATTCATATACCCTTTCTTGGTTTTCTCTCCCACAAACTCCAATACACAAGTGCTGTGATGGTGGTTTGCCGAATGTAATTATGCCAACCAGATTGTTATTAAAGAATGCTCCGAATGCCCAAGTTATAGGGGCTTTTCTGTGGGCATAATGGCTTTCAACCGCAACAAGGTTGGCCGTGTGATTTGTTATTGGCCTAAACAAAAGTTGGAGCGGCGAGGTCGGAATTGCACCGCCATCCTCCCCTTGGAATAGGGGAAGCTCTACTGTTGAGCTATCGCCGCCAAAAATCACAAATAATACTCCGCTACGCTCTTTCCGCTATTGGTCTTTATCATTCGCTTCTGAACATCGTAACCAGCTTTCTTTAGATCATAAATGCGACTGGCCAGACGGAAGCACTTGAACCATTCCAAGGCTTCTAGTGCCGTAAGCGTTCGCCCTCCTTTTAGATGGGCTAGGATTCTGGCGTTCTGCTCGTGGCCTTCGGTTTTTATTGGGTGTGTCGTCCGTGCGAATGGCAACTCAAACTGCTCTGCTTCTAATAAGGCTATCATTTTTTCCCCCTTCCAGTTGCTTTGCGTGGTGTGAAGTTTCTGTTCTTGGCGTTGAGTATGCTAGTATGATGACATCCCCAAGCCTTTGCAATTTCTTGGATTGATAAACCAGAATCGTGTTGAGCCTTCCAAAGTTCCCAACGCTTCTTAACAATCGAGTGGCTACGATTGCCCCTCGCTCTATATTTTCCGTAAGTAGGCACTAGCTCCTTTGGAATGTCTAGGGGGGTAGTTGTCCCCATAACTAGGCTTGCAAGCCCTTTAGAGGCCAATTCCGTTCGATTTTGAGCCATCTGGGAAGTGAGTGTGGATACCATTTGCTCGAACTCACGAATCTTATCCTCACACAACTTGACCCGGTGAATGGTTGCCGCTAGGACTAGCTCTTGTGGTTGTGTAATCATGGACACCCCGCATTTACCCAGTCCTCACGGCTGGCATAGCCCATCAGTTTGTAGGTTGGTGGGGACTCGCATCCCGATTTAATTGGTTTTCTCATTGGTTGATTTCCTTTTGGTTGTTGGTTTCTCCGCTGACAATTTCTGGCACACGCCCTCCAATCTTTGACTGGTGCTTTCCCTCCGACCTTCCAGCCGTTCGATTGGTAATAATCAAAAGCCGACTCTGCGTCCGTCTGCCTCCACCCAATCTCATTTGCAAAGGCAATCCATTCAGCGTGCGTAGGGCGTAAGCCCTCTCTCTCTTTCTTGTTATCTTTGTTACTATTACTATTACTATTACTATTATTATATACGATAGATGGTGCATCTATGGAGCATCTATGGTATATCCTTCTCGCATAACCAGCCGATCTTTCCTCCATCTTTGCCAGTCCAGAGGCCACTCCTCCGTGATAGATTGCCCCATCCTTTAACTCATAAACCCCAGCAACCTCAAGCTCTTGCAATAAAGGCTTGGCATCTTGTCCAACCATTCTGCTTATCTGTTCGTGGGTGGGTATATGTCCGTTGATGGTTAGCTTGCCGCCGGCGTTGGCCTTATACATAAGGCAGAGCAAGTGAATCCATAGCCCTTTAGAGGCAAGGCTTACCAATGCCAACTTCTCATTAGCCAGCCAGCGGTTAGGTTCAAATGGAAACCAGAAAGAATCCCGACTCATTGTATTACATCACCCAAATTATTGAATATTACTTCATATCCATTTTCACCTAAAGTATAACGATAAATGCAAGTGCTACCTTTCCATCCGCTTGGAAAGTCTATTTCAACAACATTATTAATAAAATTTATTGCTTCATCTAGGCTTTCAAAAATTCCATTAGGTGCACCTTCTGGGAAATCCGGCCCCTCCATTACACAATATACTTTTTTCACTTCTTGGCCTCCTTGTCCCTTTTTTGATATTGCTTGGCTCTCTCCAATAGTTCTTTAGTGATACGATGGGAATAATCTAGGTTGTTTATGATGTCCCTAAAATTCTCAACTTCGGCGTGACTCAAACGCTTAAACAAAACCTTCAATCTTCCACTGATTACTGCGTGAAACTCATCTAATAAACTTAATCTTTTAACGCTCATTTTTTAATCCTTTCGATTATGTCTTTTACTAAATCCCACAATATCCCTGCCAGAAACAGCATCGTGAGATATGCGGCCAATAAGCCAATTCCTACAACGAACAACTCCCACAAAAGTTTCCCGATGTATAAAAGGAAAGTTACCATTTGGGTGCAAGTGGCCACGATGCCCAAAGCCGAACATCGTTTTCACTATGCCCCCAGCTTCGGCTAACAAACGACCCATCAACGAAACGACCGACAGCAACCTCACCACCAATATCCATAAGAACTTTTTCATCGTTGTGTGGTAACTCCTTTGTTGTTCGCCAAACAAGCATTGACCATTTGGTCTCTGGAATCTGAACATCAGTTGGCATCTGGTAATCTCCTGATGGCCGTAACGACCTCGTTCAGAATACCAGTGATGACTTGATCTTCCGTTCCATCTGCGAGTTGCTGGACAAGCTCGGCACACCTCTCCCTTTCAAGAAAGGCGGCCTTGCTTGTGGCTTCTTTTAATATGTCTTGGATTTGTTCAGAATGGGATTTCATCGTCTTTGTTTCCTTTCGATAGGGCTTCGGCTTCGAGCAGAATCTCTTGAATGATCTCGTTGCGAATGATGTCGTTTTTATATGGTTGCCCATCCTTGCCGGGTTTTAATTCTTGTTTGGATAACCACTTAAGGTAATCCAATCCCTTATCCCCAAACGCCGCCACCTCACGGAGCGTTGAACCTTTGTGCTTACCAAACTTCAACTCCATATCCCTTGGCTCTGTTCCGTTGGTTATGTTTGGCTTATTGATCTTTGCAGTGATGTCGGCTAAGTCTGTTTTGCTTATCTGTGCTGGGGCTGGTGTTGCCTTTGGTGCTTCCTCATACTTGTCTGTGTTGATATCCTGAAACCCGCCATAAGGAACTTCCTCGGCTGGGGTTGTTGAGAGGCTCTTATCAATCAAAACAACAATGTGTGCAAAGGCAGAGCGACAAGCCCTGCTGATTGCTCTGGTCTGGCACATCGCTCGCTTTGCATAGGTCGGGCGGATTGCCCACATCGGCTCGTCATCGCCCAAGAACCCCTCGGCACTCGATATGACTTGGCCGTTGTCCATTCGCTTCACTTCACCGATGCAACGATAACCATCTTCGAGACGCTCGACATCTCTTGCCGATGCCACGCATCCGTGAGCTACTGCTATTGCTTGCCATCCCTCGACTCGGACATAATCCTCTTGGCCTATCCGTTGGCAAGTTTCTTTTACGATAACTCGACAAGCCCCAGCCACATCCGTTGCTTGCCGAATATGTGTTGAGACTCCGTTGCCGTTGCTTACTGCTAGTTCATTCATTGGTTGTTTCTCCTATTGTTTATTGTTTATCTTGTCCGTAATCGAATATGCCAAAACCTTCGGCATTTTCTTTTGCGGTTGTGGGTAAGTTCAAACATCTAAAGTCATTACGCTGGTCGAACTCGGTATCTGGAATCGGGCCATCTACTCTCGTCACCCATTGTTCTAGGGTCTCTCCTTCTAGGCGTTTTGGATACCCTGGTACACAATCACTCATTTGATTTCTCCTTTGCTTCTTGTTCAGCCTTTGCCTTGTCCCTTCGGAAGTCTAACTCTTCCCATATCCCGAAGCGTATGTAACGCTCTTTCCAGTCTGATACTGCTTGCCTTCGCATATCATCTTGTTCTTTTGAATATGCCTCTAATGGTTTGCCTCCTTCTTTCATTTTGCATTCCTTTCGTTTATGGTTTTGATTATCGGGGAAAGCCACTTGGCTGATATATCGTGGGATGGCACTCGGAAAACAAGGATGCCCATAGATGCGGCTAGATTATATTTCTCCATATCATTCAAGAACCCGGTTGGTCTCGTGTGTCTGCCCCTGCTCCACACGCCACCCTCTAGCTCTATGGCTACAGCCTCGAAATGATAGTAGTCGAATCTAAATCTTCTATTATCAGCAAACTTGTATTCCTTTAACAACCCCCAACCGCCAAGACTCTTCCAAAGAATCTCAAACTTGGCCGATGGAGTGAGCTTCATTAGTTACGCCCCGCCCACTTGTCTGATGTAATCAGTTCGGGCTTGGTTTTGCTTTCTGCTATAATCTTATCGAGCCGATCTAGGTCGGCGGCCACGGATAAATAGAATCTGCGTCTCTCATAGTTTTGCTGATCGATATGCTGGGCGATCAGATAAAGGCCTCG